AGATCGGCGCGGTCGGCGCCCGCCATCTCGCCCGAGATGGTCTCTGCAGTGACCCCAGCCGAGCGGAAGGCGGCGGCAACGGCATCAGCGTGATCGACAGTGGAGCAAAAGAAAATGCTGCGCCGATCACCGGCCTTCTCGCGCCAGTGCTGTAACACCGCGTCATTGAGCACTGACCGGTTCAGCACCTTGTCGGCCTGGCGCATGTCGAAGTCGCCGGCCATGGAATTGATCCCTGCGAGCTCGTCGTTCACGCCCAGATCCATGGTGTAGGTCCTGGGCGGGACAAGAATGCCGCGTGCAATCAGCGTGCCGATTTTCAGCTGATAGCCGATGTTGTCGAACGTCTGGCGCAGCGACCGGCCATCACCGCGACTGGGCGTTGCCGACAGCCCGAGGATCTTCACATCGGGATTGATCCGGCGAATGTCCCTGACGATGTCGAGGTAGCCAGAGGCTGCGGCGCGGTGGCATTCGTCGATAACCAGATGTGTGACACGGCCAAGATCGGCGCGCCGGCCAGGCCGTGCGAGCGTCTGGACGCTGCCGAAAATGAGCTGCCCGGACCAGTCGTTCTGGGAAGCTTTGACGATCGACGACCGCAGGCCGGTAATGCCCTTTATGGCGGCAAGGTTCTGCTGGACCAGCTCATCGGTATGTTGGAGCACAAGCACCCGGGCATTGCGTTCAGCCTCGACCTCTTCGCCAATATAGAACCCGGCCACGGCGGTCTTGCCGGCGCCTGTGGGCAGCATGAGGATGGTATTGCCGTGGGCAGCCGTCTGCGATCGGGCAGCGTCAACTGCCGCCCGCTGGTAGTCCCTGGGGATCATGGTGGTTGCTCCCGTTACTGAGCCCAGAACGGCGCGTTGCCGTTCTGGGAAGTGTTGGGCGATGTGTCAGCAGCCGTTGCAGGCGCTGCGGCATAGGCGGCCGGCGCGGTACCCATGAGGGCCGCGTATTCAGGATGCTGCGGGCCGATGGCGGCAACGATCACATTACGGCCCTGATCGTTCGGGTCGTTCTTGTCGCGCTCGATGGCGATCTTGGCGAGGAACGTCAGCCCGCTCATGTCACCGAAGCTGCGGATGCTGCGCTTGGCGCGGGCCTGATCCGAGGTGTCGTCAGAGCGGACACCATGCGCGGATTCGAGGATGCCGCGCAGCAGCGCCCGCCCGCGGTTGGCATAAGTGTCCTCAGCGCCCGTACCGGCATTGCGTCCACGAAAACCGATGCGGGTGTAAATACGGCGGCGCGCATTCGGGCCATCGGCGATGACCGCCTCGCTGTTGAGGTAGAGGGCCGAACTACTGCGGCTCTGGGTCAGCCAGCCCTCGGGGCCTGCACCGCCAGGACGGATGGTCAGGCAGACCTTGGCCAGCGTGTTGGCGGGAATTAGGGCGAAGGCCGAATCTTGGGTGTCGGCGGTGTTGAAATCCATATCGGTCATGGCGTTAGGCTCCGGGCTGCGTATTGTCGGGAATGGTGGGGAGTTCGAAATCGAGCCTGGCCGAAGGCGGGCCAGCGAGCGGGCCACGGATCTTGTCCATCAGGCGGCCGAGATGTGCCGGCTCGATCGCGGTCAGGCGACCGGACCGGTCCTTGGCCGGGAAACCGAACTCGTTGAGGGTCGTGCAGACAAAGGCCCGGTATGGCGCGCCTTCGGCCGGACGGATGTCCGCCAGGGTCACTATCTCGTCGACGATACCGGGCAGCTCCAGGCCGGTCTTGCTGCCCTCGATCTGCAGCGAGAAATAGGGCCGGTTGAAATCATCCAGGCGCTTGTCGAGCAGGCCGACCAGCCAGACATTCTTGTCCGGCGTATGCTGCAGATGGGTCAGCCAGCCGATCATCTCCTGACCGAGCAGGCCGTAGGCCCCGCGCATATCGGCCTTGCCGTTGCGATCGGACATGGCCTGCGGCTGCCCCTTTGCCCACTGCAGGCACAGACGCGATGCGACCGTGATGCTGTCAACGAAGATCGTTTCGTACTTGTCGAGAATGTTCGGCGGACCGAAGGCATTGCACACCCGCGCATAGTCGGCCCGGCTGTAGCTCTGATCATCACGCATTGCGGGATTGGGGCCGCCGATCCAGCAGGCCAGATCACGCGCGCGGTCCCAGTCCCGGATGCGGATTTCGTCACCAGGCCAGCCCTGTACCGCCAGCTCGCCCGCTTCGAGGTTGATGAACAGCGTAGTGTCCGGATTGAGGGTCCAGAGCTGGGAGGTCTTGCCGATCCCCGAGATGCCGGTCAGCACCCCCTTGATGCCGCGGCGTTCGCGCATCCGTTGGTCGGCGGTGATGATTTGCAGCGAGCCGTTGCTGAAGGCGGCGCTCACTTGCCGTTCTCCAGATCACGCAGGGCGGCAGCGACCGCATTGTCGCAGCCATAGGCCCCCTGGCGACGGGCGCGTTTGACGATTTCGCCCAGCGCGTAAGCTATGCTGTTGAGTGCACTGGCCTGGCGGGAGATCGCCACTTCCGCGAACGCCACCTCGTCGAGCGTGGCTTCTTCAGTCGGGATGTAGGCCGCAGGGTCATCGCCCATCGCGGGTACGGTCAGGATTTCAGGGACGTCGCGCAGCCACAGGGACTTGCGAAGGCGCTTGAGAGGCGGAGTAAACATGATGGTCACCTTGTTTCGTCGGTTGGGACCAGGGTTCGTCAGGTAGTCATCTGCCGGGCCCGACGCCGCCCTGGAGCTCGCGGTCGGGTTATTCCCCCGAAGGGGTGTTCTATTCGCCCGAAGGCCCGGCATGATCTTGCGAGGTGGCGAGCGGCGCTTGCCGTCGTCCTCTGTTGGTCACCTACCGGCGGCGATTTCGAACTGTCGGGATGCCGCCCAGATATTCCTGCAAACCTGCGGCAGCGGCGGCTGCGCGAAGCTGATGCAGCCGCTCGTAAATCGTCGAACGGTGCAAGCCGGCGTCACGCGCTGCGGCGCTGACATTGTCTGCCGTCAGGATTCCGGCATAGCGGCGCAGCACGGGAGACAGGCTGCCCAGGAACTTGCCGACATCACGCACCAGGCCGATTCGGGTGTCGGCGGGCTGGAAGGGCTCGGCGTAAAGGCCATCTGCTTCTGGCAGGTCGCCCTCTATGGCGCCGCCATCATGGTCGCTGTCAGCGGACAGATATACATCGATGGAAATTGTGATCCGTTCGGCGCGCAACCGTGCGGTGGGCGCCATAAGTGATGCGACGCGGTGGTTGATGATGCGGTCTGCGAAGGTTTCGAAGGACGCGCGCGCCGGGTCAAAATGGACCTGCCGCTGCAGGAGATCGAGCATCAGTTCCTGCTCGATGTCGGCCTGATCCATGCCTGGCAACCGGCCACTGCGGGCCAGCCTGCGGGCATGTTGCCTGATATTACGCACTACTCGTGATGGGACTCCATCGTAACGGTTCTTGAACTCCATGTGTTTTCGCCTTGATCCAGCGGACCAGCTCGAAGGCTGGAATGCTGTCTCCGACGAAAATTCGTTGGGGCTTCGATTTCGGTTGTTTCAGACAAAGAAAAACCGCCGAAAAAGGCGGTTTCCGGCGGTTCAGTTGGGGAAAATATTTTTAAAAAAAGTCAGTCGTCGTCAGCGAAATCTCGTTGATGGGCGCCTTGGCGTCCCTGCTTCAGGCCTTCAGCGTTTGTGACATATAGGGCCTGGTATTCGCCGTCCTGGGCCTTGATTGGGTCACCGGGAATACCAAACGCCGCGATAAGCTTCTTTGACAGGCTTTCCTTCGGCTTCCTGTCTTTTCCCGGTACAGGCAAAGGGATTCTACCTCCGTTTTGTGCGATGATTTTCAACAGTACCCACTGGCGGTCAGGGCGCTTGGTTCTGCCATCCATCATTTTGATTTCAGACGGCTCGAAAGAGCGGTGCAGGCCCTTGTAGTGGACGGTTATCTTCTCGTTCGAGACAAATTGGATGGTGATATCTTCCCACTTCGCATCCGCCGGCATGCGCCAGGCAGCCTGATCCTTGCCGCCATCCAGGCTGGCGCGTAACCCGGCGAACATCTGATCCGCTGGGACGACGGGGGTCAGTGCACCAGAACCATCGAGCGTAACCAGCCTGTCGATGTACATCATCGCCGCGCCGATTTTGTCCAGGTAGGCTCTGGCTGTTGCTCCAAGCCCCTGTTCCGTTAAGGCTAATACCAGTTTCGGGCCTGCAATCCGCTCAATCTCGACAAAGGTCGTTGCAGCATCGAGAAAGCTTGTCCCACCTAGAACCAGAAAAACGGGAAAGCCCAAACCGGCAGAGATGTGGTGCATTCCCAAATTCAGGACGTTTTGATCAGAGTTTGAAATCCGCGCAGCATTCAAGCTGAGCGCAGATGCAAGGGCAGCAGCCAGTTTGACCCGATCCACCGCCAGCTGCTCTGCATCGGCAACGGTCAATTTTTCGCTGCTGCAGAGCTTTTCCGGCTCAGCACACACCGCCCGGATGTTGCCTGCAGTGTGCCTGATAAGCGACCGGTAGCATCCACCCGGCCGGATCCTGAAGCAGGGGATCGTCTCCGCTTGCATTCCGGTCACGCGCAACAGGGTAGAAGCTGCGGTCCAATCTGAACCTGTTACCGTTTGCCAGTGTTTTCGCGTTCCCCCACTAGGCGGGATCGTCTCAATCGCGTTCCAGAGCGCCGTCGTCATCATCTTCCCCATCTACGGCCTCGGAAATATCGAACCCGCGCTTCTTGAGCCATTCTTCGACGGCCGCGCTGTCCCCCTTCTGGCTATACCGCGCGACATTGGCTGGCAGGATGTTGACCGTCAGCGGATTCTTCGAGTTCACAAACCTAACCTTGAAGCTTGCGCGATCGATCGGCCCATTCTGCAGCCGCTCTCTGATGAAAGCCGAGTCCGACCCGAAAACGTCATTGGCCCTGAAAACTAGGAATCCCCCGCCGTGGCGGATCTGGATTTCACTGAGGCGGATTGCATCGATGCCTTCGATGTCCCCACATGCCAATGCGGCATGACCCAACGTGATCAGGGGATCGAGCGTGTATTTCAGAGCAGTATCGAAATATTCTCTATCGCCGAAGAGCACTTCACCCAGCGTCTCGAGGTAATGGGTGCGCTGAGGCGGAGAACTGCAATTGATGCCCATTTCATCGAGTTTACGGTCGTACACGAGGACATCGTGTTCCTGCGGCCGATAGAAGGCGATGCCGGTTGAACCGTCATCGTTGTGGCTGCCTTCACGTTGCATCGGCCTGCCATGCCGGATGACGATCCAGACCTTCTTGTCATTCTTGAAAAAGAAGACCCTGCTCCCCCGTCCGCGGCGCTTGCTGGCAAACCAGTCATCCACCTTGGACTGAATATCCGTCACCTCTTGGGGTGTATGATTCATGAGATCGCGCCGCTTCGTTTTCTTGCCTGCGAAATACATGAACCTCTGCTGCTTGAGTGCGAGCGTTTCGGCATGAATCTCAATCAGGAGATCGGGGTTCGCCTGCCAGACCTGGATGGCAGCATCAGCCGGTGAACTATCCGGTGTGACCGTAATCGAATGCCCATCTTCCTCGGCTCGGGCGAGCAACTCATCGATCGCGTCATCGCGCGCCATCTCGTCGATGTAGTGCAGCGCATCGACCATTTCCGGTGGCATCGAGCCATCTGAAGCAAGCAGGACTTTGGCCACTGCTTCATAATGTGGCTTCGTCGATGTCAGCGGCGTGAGATCGAAGTTCTTGGCGTCGAAAAAGCTCTGCCAATTGCTCAGGAATTGGAAAAGGATAGGTGGCGAGACTGTGCACAGTCGATCCGGGTTCAGAAAAGTACGAGGGTTGAAAGTCGACATGTAGGCTCCGGGGACTGGTCAGGTTGAACGCTGCACACTTTATCGCCCCAGCTTTCAGGCGAAAGAGGGTAAATTCACTTTTTGTTCTCCCGACAGTCCAAGATCGCCGCCGGTAAGTGACAGGACCATCTGGAGACCTGTCAAATGCGCCGATTTTACCATTTTATCAGCAAGCTGCGTGCCCGGTGCCGGGGTGCAATCTATCAACAGTCTATCCGCATAAATCGCTCCACAGACCCGACCATTCTGGTGGTCGGAGCCGTCGCGCCCGCGAATCACTTGCCCACCATGACGAGGGTGGTTCTGGCCGGAGTCGTCGGTCATGGATAATCCCGGCGAACGCGAACGTGCAGCCCTTATCGCCGCGATGAAAAGCATGGGCAGCGCCATGGAGGCGATCGGCTGGCATCGGCGCTTCAACGAACTCACCGATCAGCAAGCTGCGGCCCTTGCCGAGGCCGCCGTCGATGGTTTTCAGCGGTCGATGTCGGAGAGCGCACCGGAGGTGCCGTTCTGATGGACCCCATCGATTTCAACCACCGGGATAAACCTCCCCAGTTCGTCGATGTGGTGAACGCCCGGATCGATACGGCGCTCACGTTGGAAAACAGTACGCGCGAACCGCGGTCATACCTTGGTGGCAGCAGGCTCGGTGAAAGCTGCGCCCGGAAGCTGCAGTATGAATATCTGAAGGTGCCTCGCGATCCCGAACGGGAGTTCAACGGCAAGACCTTGCGGATTTTCGCGGTGGGCCATGTGTTTGAGGACCTCGCCGTCGACTGGCTGACTAAGGCTGGATACGACCTGCGCACACGCAATTCATCGGGTGATCAGTTCGGGTTTGCCGTCGCAAATGGCCGTGTTCGGGGCCACATCGACGGCGTCATCGTGGCGGGACCCGATGATCTGGCCGTACCCGCATTATGGGAGTGCAAGTCCGCCAACGCAAAGAACTGGCGGGACATCGTCAAACGCGGTGTCGCGGTATCCAAGCCGGTCTATGCGGCGCAGATCGCGCTCTACCAGGCCTATCTTGGGCTGACGGATCATCCCGCCGTGTTCACGGCGGTCAACAAGGATACCTGCGAGCTCTGGCATGAGCTGGTGCCGTTCAACGGCGCGCTGGCGCAGGCTTGCAGCGACAAGGCGGTGCGTATTCTCCAGGCTTGCGACGCCGAGGAATGGCTGCCGCGCGCTGCGTCCGATCCGGAACATTTCGAATGCATGTGGTGTGACTGGAAGCAGCGGTGCTGGGCATGATGGCGGCCGACACCGAAGCGGCGCCGCACCGCGTCAACCCAGACCCCGTAATGATCGCGACCTTCACCGACATGGTGTTTGGCTATTGCGAGCATTTCGTGCCCGTCCGCGCGCTTGCCGAAAAAGGCGGCGGTGATCAGATGCCGCACACCCCCTTCATGGAAAACGACGCCGAATTGGCCGGCAAGCTGGCGGTCCAGGCCGGTTGGGCGGCCGACAATGGCATGGCCCTGTTCGTGGTGCCGGGAACGGTGCTGGTGGCTGGCGAAGCCAAGGCCGAGCACATTGCCCAGACCCAGGTGGTGCTGGTCGATCTCGATCATGGCGACATCGGCGCCAAGCGGGATCACTTGGCGCTGCATCTGGGCGAACCCAGTCTCGAGGTGGCATCCGGCGGGGTTACGCCAGAGGGACAGCGCAAGCTCCACCTCTACTGGCGGTTGTCCGAACCGGCCGAAGGCGACGACATTACGACCGTCTGCCGTGCCCGGCACATGATCGCCATTAAGGTCGGCGGCGACCCGTCATTCCGCTCGCCGCACCAGCCGATCCGGGTAGCCGGATCCGTGCACGCGAAATCGGGCACACAGCGGCTAGTCGAAATCCTCCACTGCCGGACGCGGGATCATGATCTCGGCGATCTGGTCGAATCCGTGATGGCCATGCCCCCGCTCGAAGGTGAAGTTCCGTCTGATCTCGATTTCAATGATGCCGGTGGAACTTCCGGCGCGGTGACAGAGCTGTTCAGCCACGTTATCCGCGAGGGCGGCATTGACGGCATCACCCGTTTCACAGCCCTGTCCCGGATGATTGGCTTCTGGATCCGGCGATGCCGCGAAGGCCATGTTACGGCCCAGCAAGCGTGGGCAGAAATCGTCGATTACAACCGCGCCCGGATCGATCCACCATGGGAGGAATCGCGCCTTCGCTCCGAGGCCGAGAAGATCTGGAAACTCGACAGCGCCAACTATGGCGAGGACTATCTCGATGCCGATCCTGGCGGCGGACCACCTGCAGGCGGCGGCCAGAGCGGCGGGAGTTCGGCTCCGGTCCAGTTGACCGAAGATGCCCTGGCCGATGCGTTCACCCAGAGCCATGCTGATGATTGGCGCTATGTTGCCGCATGGGGCCAATGGCTGAACTGGACCGGCAATGTCTGGCGGAAGGAGGACACCCTTCAGGCCTATGACCTGTCACGCCAGATTTGCCGGGCAGCGGCCCGCAAGGCGGCGAGCGCCAAGCTGAAGGCCAAACTGTCGTCGGCGTCGACCATTGCTGCTGTGGAGCGGATCGCTCGTGCCGATCGTCGTCATGCCGAAACCACCGAGGTCTGGGATCGCAATCCCTGGGCGCTGAATACCCCCGCCGGCATCGTTGATCTCCAATCCGGCCTGCTCGGCTCGCATGATCGACCGGCCTACATGACCAAGATCACCAGCGCATCGCCCAAGGGTGATTGTCCGGTCTGGCTGGAGTTCCTCGACACCGTCACCGGCGGTGATGTCGAACTTCAGTGCTACCTCCAGCGCATGGCGGGCTATTGCCTGACCGGCGTCACGACCGAACACGCCCTGTTTTTCCTCTATGGCACCGGCGCCAACGGCAAATCGGTATTCGCCAACACCTTGACGGCGATCACCGGTGATTACGCAACGGTCGCAGCGATGGACATGTTCATGGCCAGCCATGGCGATCGTCACCCGACCGATATGGCAGGCCTGCGCGGTTCGCGGATCGTCACGGCCATCGAGACCGAACAGGGCAGCCGGTGGGCCGAGAGCAAGCTCAAGGCGCTGACCGGCGGCGACAAGATCACCGCCCGGTTCATGCGGCAGGACTTCTTCGAGTTCATGCCGCAGTTCAAGCTGCTGGTGGTCGGCAACCACAAGCCCTCGATCCGCAACGTCGATGAAGCGATGCGGCGGCGACTGCACATGATCCCGTTCACGGTGACCATTCCCTCGCACAAGCGCGACAAGCATCTGGCTGATCGCTTGCTGGCCGAACGGGACGGCATCCTCGCATGGGCGCTGCAAGGCTGCCTGGAATGGCAGCGGACAGACCTGAAACCGCCGGCGTCGGTCCTGGCCGCCACCGAGGAATACTTCGAGGCCGAGGATGCTCTGGGGCGGTGGCTCGAGGAGCGCTGCGACCTTGGGCCGAACCTCAAAGCAACATCGAACGCCCTCTACACGAGCTGGAAAAGTTGGGCCGATGCCAACGGGGAATACGCCGGGTCCAACAAACGCTTCTCGGAGACGCTGACTGCTCGGGGTTTCCATCGTGCCAACACCAGCACCGCACGGGGATTTCGGGGTCTGACGCTGCGCGACACCACCTCCACGTCGCCCGAAATGGAGTTTTAAAAAATGCCAATGAAATCAATGGCCATTACAGATGTGACGGGTCCCCCCCTTATAAGCGTTACACGCGCATACGCGCACGCCTCTGGAGGTGATAATAGGATACCTGTCTCATCCGTCACCATCGGTCACCCCGATGCTGCGGTGCTCGCGATCGACCTTGGCACCACGACTGGCTGGGCGCTGCAATCGCAGTCGCTGATCACCAGCGGCACGGTGTCGCTCAAGCACACCCGCTATGATGGCGGTGGCATGCGGTTCCTGCGCTTCCGTCGCTGGCTGGAACAGCTCGGCACCGATGCCGGTCCGATCGAGGCGGTCCATTATGAAGAAATCCGCCGGCACGTCGGCACCGATGCCGCCCATGTTTACGGCGGCCTGCTCGCTGTCCTGACTGCATGGTGCGAGGAGCATCTGGTTGCCTACCAGGGCGTACCGGTCGGGACGATCAAGCAGTTCATCACCGGCAAGGGCAACGCCGACAAGGCGGCAGTCATCGCGGCCGTCCAGGCCAAGGGTTTCTCGCCTGCCGACGATAACGAGGCCGATGCGATCGCCATCTTGCTCTGGGCCATCGAGACCCGTGGAGGTGTGCGATGACCAGCTGGTCCATTCTCGGCCACGCCGCCAAGGTGCTGGAAGAACGCCGCGATGATTACGGCGACCCCGCAGATCAGTTCAAAATGATCGC